AGGGCTTTGACAAAAACCGATAAAACCCCGTATATATTTTCCGAGTCTTCGACTTGCCTTACATATAGATAAAGCCTTACGAGAGCAAGCTCTCGACAGCTTTGTCTATATGTAAAGCAGTGGCACGATGTGCCCTCGTAAAATATATACGGCAATAAACATAAAAAACATTTGGTAGAGCGTTGTGTGTCAAAACTCAAACAATGCGAGCTGAAAGCCCAAATTGCTCCTTCGGGGCGGTATATTTGAGGTGAATGGAGTAGAGGTGTATATGTAGACCCTCCTTTATTTTCCTAAATCGTTCTTGTAATTCTTTCATACGGTCTATAAGTTCTGCAAACGATAGTTTAGTACCGTATATGAAGTGGTCGCACATTTTTGCATAGTCTGACTTCCAATCTGGGATAAGTCCTTCATGAGAGTACTCAAATCTAATTATATGCAGAAATGTATTAATACTAAATTAACTTATTTTAAGTAGAAAACATCGCAAAAGTTTTCTACACTACTGTAAGGATTAAATATGTAAAGATAATATAAATCTATCATCTCTACATAGAATTATGGTATTATATCAAGAATTTCTTTTATTCTTCAACTTCCTTCAATAAATCCTTGCGAAACTGCTCCTTCAAATAATTCGTTTCCATAATCTTAGTTTTTAGTCATTATTGATAACTCTCGACAAGTTGCCACGCTTGAACGTCTGTTCTTCGCCGTAGTACAGCACTACATCATCGAAGCAAGGGCGGTCGATATTATATACTTTCAGTCGCTCGTTTTTGTCAAACCATAAGTTTATCAAACATACAGATTCACTCGGCAGACATACCTTCTTCCTCTTATTCTCGGTCAATTCCTTTCCGTATGCTTGGATAAGCAACGTTTCCACCAGCTCAATCTTGCTTTCTTTTTGGTTCTTTGCATCAGCGAAACTGCCTATCCAAATGCGGATGTCCTTGCAGTCCATAAACTCCCGAAAGTGTTCATGCCTTGCGTTCAACCGATAATTGATGCCGTCGTTTTCCTTATGTATTCCTACATAACAATGCCAGCGACACCGGGCATCCTTTCGAGCTTCAAAGTAATAGAAGTTGAAATAACTTGGTGCTATAGTGTCAGTCCCCTTAACATACTCCTTGTATTCGTCGTATGTAAGAGGACCGACCCATTGTATCGTATATGTGTGCTTTATATCTTCCATTTACTCTGCCATTATTTCAACAACTGGCACCGTTTTGTACATTTCATTACGTGCCATATAGCTGTAAGTTCCTACTTGCTTTACAACTTTTCCTTCTGGCACATTTATCTTTTGACTGTCATAATAAGAAGTACTTTCATCACCTACAAAGAGAACTATTGTTCCTAAATTACCACTTTCAAAATCGTCAACTGTAGCTAATGCGCTTCCATCAGGCAGCACCTGCATAACCTCAAAGACCTTGCCCGGTACAATGCCACGAGGCTTTTCAAACATTACTACATCATCATTTGATGCAGACGTTGCTTGTGATTTTGCCATAAAAAAGCCTACCACAAACAACAACACAATTCCTGTAACTATTCCAGCTACATAGGTCAAGATAAATTTTGCTTTAATATTCATTTTCTTTAGTATTTAAGTTAAAGATGATACTTTATAGTACGCAAAGATACATAAAATAACATTATCTACTATCTTTTGACGTGTAAATAGTTTTAAATCATAGAGTTTATTTGTTTCTTTCTGAAATAATAATTATTTTTGCAGAGTGATGTATTTATAATACATTACCTCGAAATAGACCAAAATAAATACAGCTGACTATGAACCTCTAATTATACAAAACCCAATAGAGTATTTTAAGAATAATCCACAATGGCTATTAATAGACGATACAATAAAAGTGGTACTAAATGACATTAATATAGAACATAACGAATAGTTGTTCTGTCTTTTACCCACTCATATATCACTCATATTTTTGCTCTAAAAAAGCAAACTTATTAAAGCGAACAGTAAATCTACATGCGGTGATGATTTTTATGAGTTACCATCATCGGATATAACAACATTAAAAAAATATGGAATTCAAGCAAAGTGTAAAAGAAGCCCTCGCATATTATGTATATGCTTTGGTTGACCCAAGAGACCATAAAATTTTCTATATAGGCAAGGGTAAAGACAATCGCGTATTTCAACATGCTGCAGCTACTATTGATGAAATAGAGCAGGGATTAAAACTTGAAACTATCAAAGACATTATTTCTGAAGGGAAACAAGTTGAGTATTATATTCTGCGACATAATCTTGATGAGAAAGAGGCATATTTAGTTGAATCAGCTATAATTGATATGCTCACATATTATAAGTTCAATCATGATAATCAACTGACCAATATCGTAGCAGGACATCATCAATGGGATGAAGGTATCAAAAGCATTGAAGAGATTAATGCGTTGTATGATTGCCCGAAAATAGAAGTAAAGGCTGGGGTCTATATTCTCTTAGTAAGTCTTAATAGGACTTACAACCAAATACGAGCTAAGGGAATATATCAAAGGTTTAATATTTACGAAGCAACCAGAAAATATTGGGCTATTTCACCAAGACAAGCAGGACGAGTAAATTATGTACTGGGTGTTTACAAAGGTGTCGTCAGATGTGTTATTAAAGTCAAATCTTATGAATTTGTCGATAAGTCTGATGATGGAACAGTCTTTAAAAAACCTCGCTGTTGTTTCGAAGGAGAACAATGCTTGGACTCTATATATTTAAACAAAGATGTTACAGACTATCCTTTCGGTAGCGGTGGTTCAGTTAGATATATATTCTGACAAACTTTTGTCTTTTCCACACCGCCCAATCGCTCATATCTTTGCCTTAAAAAAACAAAATATGAGCGATTTTTCATTTATCCCACCAACATCCGTTGTCACCCTCCCCGGCACCCACGCCTCCGCAGCCTTCACCTCCAAGACATCCGCAGTCTTCAAGGAGGAGAACGACATCGCGCCAATCATCATCAACGACAAGATGAAGTACATCCCGTGGGGAGGCGACAACCAGATGCCGTACAATATCATTGATCTCATCGAGTCTGACGAGACAATGAGCACTTGCCAGATGTTCAATGCTGAAGTCTGCTATGGCAGCGGACTTGTCTATGACACAGAGCTTGCCACCGCACAAGTGCAAGCGCAAGTGGATGACTTTATGCTGGACAACGACCTCGCAAGTTACTTCCTCGGCGTGTGCCAGGACTTTAAGCACTTCGGATTTTGCGTCAGCGTGATCATCCTCAATGAGGATGCCAGTCGCATTGTCCGCATCGTGCGCAAACAAGCGTGCTATGTCCGTTTTGCTCCTGCCGACAAGTCGGGCGTGATACCTTACATTCTCTATGCCAACTGGCGTAATACGGTCAGTCCGGAGGACATTGAGCGCATCGAACTTCTCAATCCACAGACGCCATTCACCGACCTTCAGAACAGAGGGAAGAAAATCAAGAAGTTCGCTGTCGTCAGCCGTATTCCTACACCCGACAATACGTATTACCCAATACCGTACTACGCAGCTCTTTTCAAAGGAAAGTGGTTCAACATCAAGCAACTCATAGGCATCGCTAAGGAAGCGAAGCTCCGAAACTCGGCTCCCATAAAGTACCACATCGAGATTGCCAACTCGTTTTGGAACAACATCTTCAAGGTCGAGGGCATCACGGATAGAGTGAAGCAGCAGGAGCGTGTCAACGAGGAGAAGGACAACATCATCAACTTCCTCACTGGCATGGAGAACAGCGGAAAGGTACTCTTCTCTACGTTCTATGTTTCGCCCAATGGTGAGGAGCAGCATGACGTGGTCATTAACAAGATCGAGACGGACAAGGAGGGTGGCGACTGGGCGACGGACATTGTCGAAGCCATCAACATGATGTGCTTCACCATGCGAGTACATTCTAACCTCGTCGGCTCTGTGCCTGGCAAGTCGCAGACCAACAACTCAGGCAGCGACAAGCGAGAGCTTTACACCATCGCCCAGGCTCTGCAAAAGCCTTACCACGACCTTCTCTTCTCCGTTCACCGACTGATCATCCGCTTCAACAAATGGACAGCGGTCAAGCCGGACAGCCCATTCATCCAGCTCACCACGCTCGATGAAAATAAGGACGCAAAGCAAGTTTCACTCAATAAATCCAAAGACAATGGCAATGCTGATAAATGACAACGACACTCTAAGAAAGTACGTTCCCAACACGCTCAAAGCGGTAGCTGGTGAGCTTTCTCTTTTCGACAAGATACAATATCACCTCTTACAGGCGGAGCAATGGCTTACCGACACTTTCGTTTCGTCCGACACGATGAGTCGTATCCGCTCATACTCTGACAACACACCGCTGCTGCACTACTGCCGTATCATCACGGCTGCAGAGGCGATGCTGCACGCTGTGCCACAGCTCGACCTCATTCTCACGCCTAATGGTTTTGGGATAGTAAGCAACCAAAATATTGCACCAGCAAGCAAGGAACGTATCGAAAGACTACTTCTGTCTCTCGAAAAACAGCGCGACGATGCGCTTGCCGTTATCCTCACCATGCTTCCGGATGCTCACCATTGGACTGTATCAGAGCAGTTCAATTACTTCGCTGCCACGATGTTCCCAACACTCGACATCGTGCACCAACTGGGCTTTGCTGACCATATCTGGCTGCGATACCAGGACACTCGTGCCAAGTTACTCACCATTGAGCACCGCCTCGAAACGGAGTTCTTCAGTCCGGAACTCATGGACATGCTTCGCACGGCCAACGCTCTCAACAAGTGGGATATGACTCTCGATACCGCCCAATACAAGCGGATGTATCAGCGCATCTCTGCCATCGAATTCTCTATCCTCCGTATCGGTGAATACCCGATACCAAGCATCATCGACATCGTGAACAGCATACGTTTAGCCAAGGGCAACGTGTTCGCTGAATGGAAAAACTCAGAAACAGCCAAATTCTTTGAAGACCATGGATATAAAAATAAAAAAGAGAGTGGAGGGTATTTCTTCTGAAAATCAGATGCGCTTTCGCAAAATAATTGTATTTTTGCGAAAGCAAAACAAAATATATGGAACAATTCAAATTCGATTTTTTCAAAAAGGAGCACAGCAGTCAGACCATGAATGTTGTCACACTCTCCAAAGCAGAATGTGATAAGGTTTTTGCCTCGTTTTGTTCGGCATATAATATGGAGAAACAAGAGCGAAACCAAGTCTTTGACATTATTCAAGATAAGGGCATCCCGGTAAACTTCACAAACGCAGAAGACAAAAATTTTGATTTGTCTTATTTAATATCCGAAAATTGCAAGAGGCAGTTGCCCATACATCTTTATGTATGTTGGGATTCTTTTTATGCAATAGACCGTTTTGACTTTAATGATATCGTTAAATATTTTAGTGATATATGGTATCCATCAGTTGATGACATAATAATTTTTGATGACTCATATAAAGTTTGTATGATGATAAGACACGATGGCGTAATTTATTTATTGAATAAAAAACCTCAGAAATAAGAAACAAATACAACGTTTTGGGTATTGATAGTAGTCTTCTCTCGTGTAACAAATTATGAATTAACATGGAAGCAACAAGATGTTTTACTTCATTCCTTAAACTCTTTATTTGGATAACAATTTTTCTTATTTTCTCCTGTTCACCAAGTAGAAAACACAAATTGGAAATTTCTGCCAATATATTGTGTGGAGAATGGAGTTTAGAAGGAGGAGAAAAGCGGGTAAATTATCCCGAAATTGAGTTTTGCAAGGATAGAACTGCTGTACTTTATTCACAAGCAGATACTATATATCGATTTACATTTTACACAAGAAATGACACGTTGTTTCTTGTTGATGTTTATGGAAAGAGATATGTAAATAGGATTAAGAAACTTACCAACAACACCATTGTTTTTGATGGCATAGCAGATGTTGACAAGGAACAAACGTATAAAAGGTAGATGTCTTTTCCCCAACCCAAATGCTTCCGTACTTTCGCAGTATGGAAGCATTTTCACACTTTGATTTTTCATTATATAACGAGATTGATTCTTCTAAAAAAACGACCTCAAACATTTGCTCGTTAAGAAAAAAGTGTTATCTTTGGCGCATTAAAAACCATAAAATCATTCACTTATGAAGAAACTATTTTTCATCATCTTCCTCATGGCTTTCTCGTTTGCGATAACGGCAAACGCCAAGAAACCCAAAATCGTATGGCCTAAGGCAGTGCTGACTCTTAAAGACGGTACTGTGCTCAACGGCTATTTGCAGAACGACATCCACTTCATGAAAAAAAACATCTATTTCAGTGAAACACAAAATGGTAAGGATGTAAAATACAAAATCGTAGACATTAAATCCCTTGAGGTGGATAATGCTCTCCAGGATGGCAAGAAACGCATTTTCATCCTTATAGATGACGACCCTAAATTTCCATTTTTGGCAACTGAAGTTTTCAAGGGAAAACATGTCACTGGCTATATGGAAC